CAAAACTGTACTAGTTAACTCATACCCTTTATTATGTAAATCAACGAATAGGTTAGGAATAAAATTATGGTTTGTTAAAGCCATTAAGATATTCTTTGCACCTATCGGAGTATACTCAGCCACTGGAGAAACTAATCTTTTAGCAAATTCACCTACTCCTTTAGAGGAGATAAGAGATTTGTGAAGATTAATTTCCATACCCAGATCACACATCATTTGTCGATAAATATTAGCGACTGCTTTATCAGCAATCATAATATCATCTCCAAGTAATGCATAATTAGTGAATCATCCTTCGTTACCTGCTCTTCGAGCAGCTATCTGTAAGATGACGTGGTGAGTTAATCCCAACATAGCGAAAGAGGAAAGAGCACCCATGGGTTGCCCAACAGCATATTTTAATCTTGTATTAATATTATACTGTTTAGCAACTGCACGGTACTCTCTTCCGACCAATAGATCTCGTCAAGCTTCAGCCCCTTTTCTTCCAATAAGAAGAGAAAGGACTTGGACTTGTAAGTCTATTGGCAGTCGATCTGTTGCAGCTGATAAATCAAAAGAGTACAATTCCGTTGGTTTAGTTTTCATCAATTTCTCTATTGGAGCCCTCTGATCAAAAGTACCATCTTGTTCTATTGAACGAAGAATGTTACCTATTGAATCGTGGAGCCCTGATAAAAGAGATTGAGTTCAACCATCAACAATGGCAAAGACTCGTACTTTCCCTGCTGCTTCTTCCTTGAAACTTAGTTTACCTAAGGAGAGCCTTTCGGCCTTCTTTGGATCTAAGTCGAAAGAACGAACAGCATCCATCTCTTCTTTAAGTTGAGATAGAAGGAAAGTACCGTTAATCCGATTAGCTAAACGTTCATAAGCCTCAAATATTTGAGGATTAAGAATGTAAGCTTTCGCATCTAATGGGAGTCCTAAAGCACTTGGATTGTGATTTGGACCTGCAGAAAACAGCATTAAGAAACGTGGCTCGTTTAGTTTGAATTTAAATTTTCTAACTACAACGGCAATCTCTATAATTGGTAATTCCTTGTATAACCCATCAAAAGATGATGTTATAGTTTGGATTTTCAATTTTGGAGTACACTTCATAATCCTGTAAATACTGACAAGTGAAAGGGTTGCCCGAATCGCCACTGAATCTAAAGACCTTATTAA